AGTTCATCATCTTACTATCACGCTCTGCTAAGAATAGCAGGTAGCATGTGAGAGCGACAAAGGCAATGATGCCGCTCAGGAGATACTGTGTGATCTTCATTGAATCAACCTACTGCCATTGGCATGTACTCAGAGCGTGGCATTTGCTCTACATTGTAACCAGTGACCTCAGCACCGTTAGCAATGCGCTCTGCCCACTCGTGCTTAGCGGTGAGCATGGTCACAGTGCTGTAGGACTTGAGACCGTTAGAGTTGAAGGTGACGCGCTTCTGGAAACGCTTGACGACAGTGCCAGACTCTTCAGCGATGAATGCTTCAGGGAAGAAGTCAACGGTGGTGACGAGTGTGGTGAGTTGCATGGGGTGTGTTCCTTTGACTCTCTTAATATACATGGTTTTGGGGTGCTGTGCCACAATAGTGGACACTCCGTCAACTGTCACCCCATATGGGATGGAGTTCTGTTTTTGCATGTAGTGTCATATTGATATGTTGTTCCCATGCAACAGCATCATCTAAGTTATAAAATACTGCCTCCTGTTTCGCTTGTCCCTTCTTCTTGGTCTTCATCCACACAACTGCATACTTCATTCCAATACTCGCGAAAAACACATAAAGTTGACTGATAACGACCATGACGACATGATGGGTCAGGTCGATCGATGTAGCAAATAGTGATATACCTATCACTAATAAAATCCACCCATCCTTTGACGGCGTGGTATTCAACCATCATACCACGAGTAAATTTCACTCGTCAACCTCTTCAAATAGTTTACGGTCTTTGTTCTCTGCTTTAGGAAGACGGAACATCTCCTTCAAATCATTTAGATCATTCAACTGACGCTGAAGATTATCAATTTGTGCTTGTAGAATCTGAAAGTTCTGGTCATTGTTGCTCTGCATCATCAACATGTTGTTGATTGCTTGTTTAAAATCTTCTTCAGTCATTATTCAGGAATTTTGTATTCTAGGTCGAGATCAGTGTTGCCAGTCATAAGATCTCGAAGAGTCATAGCACGACAGTATGCTGTCTTGTGATATTCTATCACATCATCGACGCCAGATAGCATCTCTTCATATGTTTGTCGTGCTGATACTTTATCATCTTGGAGGTAATCATCGATCGCATCTTGCATACGATCTTTACGCTGTTTTGAATACTCATTTTTCCAGTGATCGTCTGAGGTTTTGATGTTTGGGCGTTCTTTAATAATCATAAGTAAAATTCTTCGTTGCGTCGTTTGTCAAGGTATTCAATGATCTCACTACGCCACTCAAGTAGTTCATGGTAGCATTGTTGATCATGTGCATCTTGACGAAGTTCGTGATCTGGTTTCAATACACTCTCATAGAATATAAAGAATGCGTCCTTACTCTTCTCTTGTTTAGTAGTGTCGCAAGTCATGTGATTTGTGGCATTGTGATACTATGTAAATGATAATACACTAGATTTAAGGCGTTCGGTTGTGATCTTAATATAATCTTTATCAATCTCGTATCCGATCCAGTTACGGTTAAGAGACTGAGCAACGAGAGCGGTAGTACCAGACCCCATAAAAGGATCCAGAACCGTGTCTCCTGCCTCTGTAGTGAGTTGTATGCAATTGCGTACCAACTTGTCAGGGAATGGAGCAGGGTGCTGCTTCTGACGATCAGGAGGAATCACCCACACCTCACTACGATACTGTTGATCAACAGCATCACGGAACACCTTGGGTTTCTTTTTACAGAACCAATAAATGTGCTCAGTACATGGCACAAGAACATCATTGCGAATGTTAGGTGAGTTGCGTCTATCCCAGATGATTAGTTGATACAGTTGTGCATCACTATGGGCAATGAAATCAGTAGGGAGATAGCATCTATTCTTGTGTCTTCGTGGTTTGTGATTGAAGAAGATGCTACCATCATCTTTGATCACCCTGTGACACTCATTCAAGAATGCTACCATCCATGCCTGATACTCTTGCTCTGGCATATCATCACCATAGGTAGAATAATCAATGTTAAACTTACCCCAGATCTGATTGCCGCGCTTGACATTGCCTAGCAAACCTTTCTTATTGTATGGTGGTGATGTAATAATGCAATCAATAGAACTCTCGTCAAGTTCTTTCATGCCTTCAATACAGTCTTTTTCGATAATCATACGAACAAGTTAAGGTGAATGTGCCAGAGAACATTGTAGCGATTGCTGGGGTTACGCTTACCCTCACGCTGAAAGTGAAAGAGAGTCTTGCCGTTGAGTTTCAAATGAACCCCACCACTCAAGAACTTCCACTCTGCTTGTTCTATTTTACCAATAATCTGCTGATAAGTCAACTCATACTCTTGAGTTGGCATGTGATTGTACACTACATGAGTAATGTCAAACCCGTTCTTGATAATGAGATCAACTACAGCACGCTTATTATCATCAAGGAACTGTTTGAATGCCTCAGTATATTGTGTGTCTATCTGTTTAATAGTACGGCGATCTTTGCCGTTGTAGTCATATTCTTTGTTGCCACAGAAATGCTTGACAAACTCAGCAGAATCACCTGTGATGTTGAGAACCTCCATGAAATGCTTTTGTGTAGTTAGATGCACCTGGGTGCTGCTACCACTAGCATTCTTGATACTAACACGCTTGTTAGCATCCTGTCCGTCAATCTTAGTGCGTGATCCGCCAATCTGCTCAAGACCATGAGCATCACACACCGCTTTCTCTTTAATATCAGAGTATTCCTCGCGGATCTTGTAACCTTGTTCAGCAGTGAGTGGCATGGGGTCGATTGCTTATGGAATAATTATAGACAAAAAAAGGACGCATGTGCGTCCCTGTAGTCCACTATGCGGACTGTCCACTCCCTGTGTCGAGATAGAAATTTCCTGATATTGATATTCTGTAGTCATCGGATGTATAGAATGGATAGACACAATGCTTCATGGTTGATGGAAACAATAGTATCATACCCTCATATGATGGATCAATTGGTAGTTTGTGACTGTAGATACCACCAAAAGTATCATTATAAAAGAATTCAAACTTACCATTAGATGTTAGTGCATCCTTGTGTAGTTTTTGAGTAAATGACACACCATCTTCATCTTCTCTTGTGTATGGTATCTTTAACCATAATACAAAACTAAAAGCACCACCATGATCATGCACGGGGTTGTACTCATACTTCTTCTGAAAGTTTACCCATGCATCTCTTAAAATAATAGGCACACCATCAGATAACACACCAAGTTTCGCTCTATTATATGTTGGATACTCTTGTAGATATGCACCAACCATAGGCAGAACTAGTGTCTCTAACTGCTGTTTACACTGATCAGGTAAGAAATACTCATGATCTATGTGACCAATAAGATCTTCATTAGCAGGCACTGCACTGCCAAAGTTATTACGAATGAGATCAACTTGACGATATAGAAATTCTAGATCATCTCGTGTAAACTTATTATATGTAACACCAAATGTTTTTAGATCATCAAACTGCATCATCACTTACCTGAGTTAAATCTTCAATAGCAGATACTGGTACTTCATGTTCACCAGCAATCAAATACCAGTATTCGCCATCTCTCATACCCAGATAACATAGTTCACTCTCTGGAAATGAGTTTTCTCTCATCATTGCTTGTAACTGCAAATGAGTAAGTTCTGATTGTGTTGGTACTTTCATTGTCCTTGGTAATTTGTACGAAGATGATGGTCTAATGGGGTAACTCTAAATGCTACAGATGATCTATAGATATATGGTTCAGTTGGTCCTAAACCTCTGTGTGGGTGTTTTGATGGTACTAATATAACGCGACCAGGAATATACTCGTGTTCCTCCACAATTTCACCGTCTGATGTACACAACTGAAACTGTCCACCCCACTCTTGTTTCCATGTGGCACAAGAGAATAATAGTATAGTATAGTCGTTTGGATCAGGACTATCAACATGTGTAGTGCCATCACAACCACTGTGCTGCACATTTACAGTTATCTGAGAGCAATAGAAGTATGCATTGAGTTCTTTCTCAACTACTTTCAAGATCTTAAAGAAGTCTTCACACTCAGGTTTCAATGTGGTGATAGTATTAATATCCTCACGATTGAATAGTATTTGACCCATCAGTCTATGTGTGCCTTCTGTGCCATAAGGATATGTTTTCCTATTAGCAATATTATTTGTAGACAGGGGAATATCTCTCACCACTGAATCTATTTGATGTAGATATACAGGATCAAACAATCCATCAATAACTTTACAGATCATTTTGGTTCGACATTAATATTATATGACAAGGATATCCTATCTGATTGTGATAGATTCTCCTCAACATAGTGTACAAGGTGTGTTGGAAAGAAATACCCAGTGCCAGCAGTGGGAATAATCTTCTGTTCTAGTTTGACACCAGCAAACATAGATGTCATTCTAGCAGTGTTGGAACATTGATGGGGATTCAAAATACTAAGCGTACCACAATCTTCTGGTGCTTGCAAGTAATATACTCCAGTAAAATCTCCTTGGTGTACATGTGGTACATGCACAGCACCTGGTGGATTGATATTACAAAACAAATTACCAAGATAAAATCGTGTCTCAACCAATGGCAACATTTGATCACAAATAAACCTCTCAAACTCTACAGCAAGTAGATCAGTGAGAGGTTTAAGTTGTGGAAAATTCTCTAGATGATTCTTCTGCCATCCATTTCTATTAGATCTAACATCAGAAGTAGATTGTGCTTTCTTGTATTGATATAAGAAATCAATAACTCGTTCGTTTACATCTAAACAATCAAGTTTATACTCGTGGATAATACTACCAAGGATCATGTTACAGTTTCAAAGTCACTAACATCAAATGTATACAGTTTTTTATCTACTAACTCACCACCACTATATTTAAATTTGATGGAGAATTGTTGCCAAGATGGACTATTTGTCTTACAATATGCAACCTCGTCTGTTGTTAAAAGATCTGCTTCAATCATTCTATCAAAGTAATGATTCTTTCTACCGAGATAAGAATCATGATTGCCACCACTAATATAAAGATCTTTCTGGAAGAAAGCACTTACAAATTCTACAGACAGTGTATCATCATTTGGATCTACTTGCAAGCGAATTGGAGAACTAAACGATGTGGATGCATTATTAGATGTCTTCAATTCTTCAAAACTAAGATCTACAAACTTCTGTAGTTTATCATAGTTAGGAAGATTCAGAAGTGAAAGAACATGTGAGTTGGGTCTGAATACAAAAATGCATTTTTGTAATTCACCACTAGGAGAGACAGATATACCTTCAAGTCCAATATCTAACTCTTCCAATAGAAGATGAGACATCAATTCTGGTTGTGTCTTACCAAACATGGCAAACAACTCATTCCGATTAACTGTTCTATAATCTACTGTACTATATGCATGAAATGACAGATCTTCAGCAAATGTATTATCAGTTGTTGTAAACCAAATACCAGAATCATTTGTCTTTAACAATGCTGTTGACAAATATCCTGGTTTGAGTGTAGATATCTTGATAAATTCCCAGAACTCTTGCAACTTTACACGAGCAGGTTCAGTAATTAGATCATACTTTACATATGCCTGAGGAACATATCTATGGTAGTTTAAGAATGTTTCTGTGTTAATACTGTGCTCTTGAGCACCCATATAATATTCTGTTACTGCCATGATTACTTATTATCGTATTCGATTCTGCCTTCGTTATCATATACTTCAACTTGCAAGTACATATCAGCATCTCCCTCACTATTTCTTGGGAACTTATCCACAGCATACTCTCTTGCATCATCCAAATCATCAAAACTAATGAAGATATACTCATTTTTAAGCAAACCTTGCATTACATCATTTGACAGTAACATTCTATAGATGCCATAGACTTCATCGCGTCTGGCATCATCAGTAATTGCTCGTGGACCGATATTACGAACAAAGACAGTGGGTCTCCTTCTCCAAGCAATTGCTTGTTCAATAATTTCTTGAAATTCGTATACCTGATAGTTCATTTTACTTTAATAAACAGTTTCCATGCGATAGTGATTCTCAGTGAAGCAAATGTTCTAGAAGTTTCTTCTGCCCAGTGTGGGATTGCGCCAGGAAATATAATTGCTTTGTTTGGTTCAGGAGTAACATAACGATATTCATTCCCTAGTTTAAAAGCAGTCTTGCCATTCCACTCAGGATTCCAAACTTCAAGAGGATAATATAATAGAGTTCTGCAACTCTCATCAAATCCATCTTGGTGAATACTGCCTCTCATACCATAAGTTTGACCATTTGCGTAAACACGCTCAAGATCATATTCATTACCAGTATTTTCCTTAATCTTATTTAGGAGATAGTCTGAGAAGAAGGCATCATCATTTAATAGCATCTGCCAAAATGGAGGTAGACCACTATTTTTCTTGGGATGACTCTGATGTCCCCAATACCATGGTTTTTTGCTAATTGCTCTATTAATTGATAGATGATCAGTGGCAGAAAAGAAGTTAGGATACTCCTTAATATCAGAAAGTTGCATGTTCTCTAATCAAGTTTTGACGAATATTCTCAAACTTCCACTTCACACTTGGATCCATAGGTGTCTCAGAAAGCAGACGAGAGTATTCTGTAATTATATCACGAACCTTACCATTGTCAATCATAGAAGTAAACCACCATGTAACTACATTTCGTTCACCTTTCAAGACTGGTTTAACTCTATGTCTTAGTCCAGTATGATAGATTACTGCTCTACCTGCCTCTAGTTTATATTCTACTGCAGAATCACCAACTTCAATTTCTAGTTCTCCACCTTCATAATCATCAGGTTCGCTAAGAAATACAGTTATACTATAATCTGTCTTGATGCCATCCATGATCCACATATCATTATGCCAATGATAATGCATACCTTCTTTATATCTAAGAAAGTTTGGATGTGTATGTGCGCTAGGAACAAAGTAATAATTAAATCCCTGGTTCTCAGCGATATACTTATTCATCATAGAAACAAGAGTTGGATAATGTGATTCATCCAACAATTGTTCATTGTACTTTAATTGTTTATTCTGAGATCCAGACCAAGAACCGTCTGTAAATTCACAAAACTGATAGAAATCAAGTACATTTTTCACAACTCCTTTAGGGAGCATATCATATTCATAAATCATATATTATTCAGCAACAAATTTTTCGTAATCAAGTCCTTCGTAAACAGTTTCTAATTTCAACGCCTTTGCCAATTCTAACACTTTTGCTTCAATAGGTCTAGTATTAGTATCATATGTTTCTAAGAATGTAATCAAATTTAATTGAGTTTTACCAACAAAATCTTTAGATACTTGGAAATCATACTTGTGAAACTGATCATCAGTAGACAAATACTCTACATCACGGTTAGGATATGTTTCCATGTATATAGAAGGATCAACTGGATACTTCAATGTTTGAACAAATTTAAACATTTCAAAGTTATCCGAAAATGTTTCTCTTGGATTTTTCGGAAGAAGATTTCTTAGTTTATCTCTCCAAGTAATCCATAGAGCTTGCTCACCATCAAATTTCTGTGGTGCATCAGGGAGAACTCTCCAATCAGAATACAATAACATTTTCTGAATTTCATCTATTCTTTTATACCACTTAGTATCATAATAATAATCAAGTGCCTCCAGATTTAACTTTCTTACTTCTTCCAGAAGTTCTCTCTGTTTTACTTCTTTTTGAATGACAGCAACAGCACGAATAGTTTCGTTGATAGTTTTAATGTCTGATACATTACCCTTTTTATAAGTATAATCTACCCATCGAGTAGTATTTGTATCAAACTCATATCTCATCTTAGATCTAAAGCAGAGATATGTATCATCACTATAAAGAATTAAGTTCTTTATTTCATCTTTACCTGGGTCATGCCATTCTGATGAAATAGAAGGAAGAACAATATCTGCCCATGCTTTCTCATCAATAAATGTAGTTAGACCACCTTCAGCAACATTACCTAGAGTAACTGCTTTTTCAGAGAAGTTCAATTCCATGACAGATTCTCTAGGTCTAATGGTCTTTGACCAAAATTCCTTAACTTCTTCGTCTGTTGGTTTTTGATAGAAATATTCTGCCATTTTACTTATTAGGAACCTTAATATACCATCCTGTCAATATATATTTATCTTGAGTAAATACCGTATTGCCTTTATGTACATGAGTCATACCTGCTGGCCAAACAGCTACTGTGCCTGCTGTAGGTCTAATTCTTCTTCTTTGATAGAGAAACTCAGTCTCTGCCTCACCTTCGGGCATATCATTTAAATAGATTGCCCAAACCAGTTCTCTTGCATGATGTCCAAACCCCGCACTCTCATAATGCCAGACATGATATCCACCGCCAGGTTTTGTCTTCTGCATCTTAGAATCTTCCGACACATACTTACCATGCTTTAGTTGATCATACTTCTCAATATAATGTTGAACACATGCTGTAAGATACTGATTAATTTCATAATTCATATTAGGATCAGAGTAATTGATGAGAATAGACTCATCTTTTCTGCCTAAAGATCCTTGTGGAAACTGATTGGTGCCGTCCATGACTCCACCCAGAGTGATATCATCTCCTCCTACTACGGAAGCATTAGAAGTGACATTCTCAAAATGTTTAATAAATGCTTCACATCTACTTTTTGGTACAAAATTTTCCCATACACCAATGAAGTCCGTAAAATCAGACTTAGTAATATTAGGATCGTCCATTAATTCCATAGGACGAATCGGTTGTGCTCCCATAATCTACCTCAATATGCTTTAATAATATACTTGACTCGATGGTATTTAGTCAATAGTGGAATAGTACTTTCTGGTACAAGAGACGGTGTTGGAACTACTGTCTTAGATAAGTTTAACTCAAAATCTGCCTGGTTGGAAGTTAATGCTAGATCTGTTTGAGAAAAATTAATAGTTGTAGTATTATTGGTTGCCATACCACCTGCTGCAGTACCACCACCGTTAACATTACCTAGTCCATAGACATTTTCAGGATCACCAAATTCTGATTGCTGTAGATAATGTGTATGTGTTCTTAATGTTCCTGGGTTATATACAATCATGTTACCCTGAACTTCATTTACACCAATAGCAGCAGATGCATTACCACCACTTGCAAGACCAGGAATGCTATTTTGAACATCTCCTGCCCAATAGTTATTGAATGAAAAGTTAACTTCACCACCAGGAGATACTACACTATTGTAACCAATACTACTGTAAGTAGTACTCTTGATGTCCGTTTCATTAATCCCGTAGAATCCTGGAGTTCCCCACGCAACATATCCGACACCAATTTGGTCTACTGTTGCTGTAATAATATCATGAGTATGCTGTGCTGGAATAGTAGGAGTTGGATTCAATGGTCCAATATCTGCTTGCAAGTCTCCAGTAATTTCATAATCAATTTCACCAGATATACCTTGAATACCAGTAGTTGTAAGAGATCCTAATTTAAAAAATTTACCATCAGTATTGGTTGTAAATGCATCTGTTACAGTCAATACTCTGAGACCAGGAGACAAGCTAATAGTACCACCACCAGGAGCAGGTGATGGGAATACAATATTCATCGTGTCACCCACCTGATAGTTCGCACCAGCATTTAATACTGTCATAATTTTAAATCTAGTGTCATCTGGTGAAGTTCCTGCATCATCTAATTGTGCTTCTGCCCTCACTCTAACTTTCAATCCAGTACCACTACCACCAGTAATTGTAATATCTGCTTCTTGAAAATCATTTACAGTGTTCCAATAGTCTGGACTACCACCTTCAGTTCTCTGTACCCATTCACCAATTGCTTTGGTTACATATGCGTCAGTTGCAATATCTTCGTTCTGCCACAACTGAAATCCAACAACTTGACCATCTGGTTGTGTAATACCTGGAAATACTTGTTCATCAGGAGGAGTACCAACCCCATCAATTTTTTTAATAAACCAGTTGCCACCTTGTGATCCAACAGTAGTAGAGTCACCACTAGCACCTTGAGTTATATCAGGACCTTTGTAAGTAACAATAGTAGGAGAGGATGGTGAATTACCATCTACATTTCCAATACCAAATAATTTTCTATTATGATAGTTTGGTAGTTTAAAGTTACCAGAATATGTGTAAGTATTACCACTCAGAGTTTTTGTTGCGGTGCCACCATATGTTGTGCCAATAGCATCAAATAAATCTGGATAATCTTGTGCGCTTACTGTTCTACCGTCACATTCAATCCATCCAGGAAATCTAGAGTTTAAATCTCCATCGAGAGTACCCCAATTACCTGTCTTATTTCTAAAGATAGACATGACAGTTCCAATTGTCAGACCATCTAGTTTAGGATTTCGCTGACTGTACCAATGCCCGAACTGTACATTATCAGCACTAGCGTAGGTCGATACAGACCAAGTAGTAGTATATGCCATTATGGACCAACTGTGATTGACATGTTTCCTGTTTGACTGAGACCATTGGGTGTAAGTATTCTTAAACGCAATGTCTCACCATTATTTATTTGTCCTGAGTTTGCCCATGCGCCATTACCAACTTTAATGTTGCCTCCAGTTACTGTAATATTTGCTGCAGCAGTAAGACCTTGCACAAGAACAGTATTACTGTAAACAAATGAATTTGGTACTTGATTAGTTTGGTTGATAAAGAAGAAAGCATCTGGAATTTGATCGCCATCTGTAGTAGTGATAACTTTCCAAATATCAGTAAGAGATCCAATAGTAACATCTACTTCTACTTCACCACCATAATCAGCACTAGAAGTAACTCTCAATTGAACAGCATCGTTTAAATTTATATTTCCAGTAGTTTGCCATGCTCCAGTACCTACTCTAAACTGTGCTCCACCAGTTAATGTAATTGGTGTAGGAACATTAATACCAGCAATCACCTGTGGTAAACTTTCGATGAATGTATTTGCTGCAGCACCAACAACATTAACAAAATCAAAGTAATCTGGATCTTGATCAGCAGTTGTAACATTAGTAATTGACCAGTTTTTGTTTGGACTATCACCAACAGTAACAAAAGTAGATGCCGACTCACCCAAGTTACCACTCGTAAGATATCTAAGGATTAAAACTTCTCCATTATTAATAACTTTCTGTGCTGTACTAAATGAACTACCGTTAACAGAACTTTCAAATCCATTTGTAGGAGCAGACACAATTACTGGAACAGTAATACCAGTAATTGTAATTTCATTGCTTTGTACATAAGACTCTGTTGGAGCACCCAAAACATTTTCAAATTCAAATGCATTAGGGAATTGTCCTGGTTCTTGTGCAGTAGTAATATTCCACTGAGCACTAGTTAATCCAATAGTAATTGTGCTAGTCAATGTTGAGGTATATGTATCAGGCGAGACAAGTCTAAGTCTTACTGTATCACCATTGCTAATAGTAACAGCACTTTGAGTATATGCAGCACCATTTACTGATAAAAATGTTCCATTAGATGCAGAACCAGTAACATCAACTTGAATGCCAGTGATTGTCACTTCATTACTAATATACTGAGTGCTTAAGTCAGCATCAAAAATACTATCAAAAGCAAAAAGATCAGGAATATTATCTGGTGCCAATACATTAAGTGTAACAGCTCTCTGTGAGAATACGCCAGCATTACTTACTGTTAATATGTAAGTCGTTGGTACAGAAGGAGCAATAACTGTTGTTGATTGTACACCAACACTAACAGTGCCAATACCATTGTCAATTTCAGCAAAAGACGCTGATTCAACACCATTGAATAATGTACTCCAAGATAAAGTTACAACATCTCCTTCATAAACATCAGTGGAAGTATTGTTATCATCTGCTCTAAAATATGCAATTTGTGGTGGTACAGAAAATGAAACAATTGCATATCCACTAGCACTATTTGTACTACCACCTTGTAATAATTCTAATGCATTCTGGTCATAACGCGATGTTCCAGATCCACCGTTACCGCCACCAGAACTGTTGTCGCTACCAGCACCACCTCCGCCACCTCCAGAGTGACCACCGCCACCGCCACCGCCGCCAGCACCATCTCCACCTTGAGAGGAACCTGTGCCGCCATCAGCAGCACTAACATTAGTAGTAGCAGACCACGAACCACCAGAAGGTGCTGATCCAGAACAACCTGCATTTAGAGAACCGCCACCTCCGCCACCGCCTGCACCAGAAGAAGCAAACCAACGAGTATTATCTGTATCATAAATTCCAGATCCTGCACCACCGCCACCACCTGAACCTGACCATCCACTACCTAAACTATCACTACCACCTGATCCACCATCCATAAATCCTGCAGCACCACCGCCACCTGAACCTCCAGGTTTTCCACCAGGAGAACCAGATGCACCATTATTTCCTTGATCTCCTACTCGAATAATCAAATTCCAGTTGTTATTTCCAGCACCAGAAAGAGTTATATATCCATCACCAGAGTTGAAATTATCTCCTTGAGTTAAAACACCAGCATTCTGAGAATATGAGAGATTATAGTATCCATTTCCTGTTTGACCACCAGTACCACCAACACATGGAGCACCACCAGTACCAGCAAGATTACTAGGTGTCCAACCACCACCTGATCCACCGCCACCGCCACCACCGCCGTCTGGCGTTGCGTTGCCACCATCTAGTCCAGTTGCTCTAGCACCAGTAGTATATAAAATACCGTTACCTTGTCCACTTGTTTGATCTAGTGTTCCACAAGCATCAGGACCACCAGCACCACCTCCACCACCAGCAACAACTAGAGAGGTATTACCAAGGTGAATAGCACTGGATCCACCACCTCCACCACCTCTTACACTGGTTGCACCATCAACTGTTAAAGTAACTTGAGAAGTTGGCGCATAAAATGCATATCCAAATGCATTATTTGCTGTATCCAATACATATGCTGGACTAGCACTGTTTCCTTCAGTTACATTAGATGTATATAAAACATCAGTTCCATTTGTTTTGGTATAAAAGAGAGTTGTTGGAATTTCAGTTACATCAATAAAAAATGGTGTTGTTCCAGTTGGAGGAAAAACATATGCGGTATATGTACTAGCTGGTTTTCCTGGTTCTTGATCGGTTAGTACAACAGTTCCTGGTGGTTGTGGATCAGTGAATACATTAGCAAGTTGTCCTTCATTAGTGTAACCAGTTGGAGGTACAAGATCTATACCAGTAAAGTGATCTCCAGTAGTAGAATTAAGATATCTGTAAAGAGGAACAGTGACATATGTGGAACTAACTGTAGAATTATCACCACCTTCACCACCATCATCATATCCCTGACCTGGCGATCCTAAGTCAACTGCAGAGTTGCCTGCACCACCATTACCACCAACTACAATACTTAATGTTTGTCCAGCGACATTTGTTAATACTCCACTAATTTTCTGTCCTAACTTTCCAGTAGTAAATGCGGCAGTGCTTCCCCCTTTACCACCTTGAATTACATAATTAACTTCATTAATATCAGCAGGGACAGCAACTGTAGTATTCTGATAGATAGTTTGATTAAGTGATCCTGCAGTACCATATGGGTTCCCTGCACCGTTATCCTTTAACCTAAATTGTCCTACTCTACCTGCACCACCAGGACAACCAGATCCACCAGAATCAGAACCGCCTGATCCACCTCTACCAGAAGCAATAGTTACGAATGCATTTGTTGTACCTGCAGGAACTTGTAGAGTATGTGAACCAGTACCATAGGTAGTAACAAACTCATTGTTTAGCGAATCACCTGCTGGAATAACAGTTAATACAATACTATCACTGGTAATTCCACCAGGACCAGTAGCAACAATAGTATATGTTGTAGTGCTAGTCGGATTGACAGGCAGAGTATCAACAAAAGCAACATTATTGCCATTCAAGGTAACATTTGTAGGTGCAGAAGACGCATCCCCTGTACATTCCCAACTTAAAGTAGCACCTGTTCCATTAACAATAACAGCAGCAGGAGAAACATTAAATTGTATATTAGGTGGATCTCCAGTCTCATATACCAACTCAAAGAATCCATCATTATCATTAAATGCATTAATACTTGTAGATGCTTCCGTTACAAAATTAATATCCTTATAACTACCACCCTTAAATCCATGGTTACCACCAATATGGTTACCTGATATTTGGACAGCACCACCAGCACCATATGCGAAAAAATTTAAATTATTTCCACCACCACCTCCACCACCGCCAGCGTTAGCAGCAGTATTTCCATTACCACCTGATTGTCCAGCACCTGCATTTAGTGTTGTTTGTACTATACCAGCAGCAATAGCAGATCCGTTTGGAGTTCTATACTGAGAGTCCCATGAATCATAAGTAGCACCACCTGCTCCGCCACCACCACCAGCGATAAGAATAAATCCATTATCTACACTAACAGCGGTTGCAGCACCACCACCGCCGCCACCACCAGAATTACAAAATGTTTCATTGCCAGGTTGTGATCCACCTGCACCACCGCTAAATGGTCCTGTGCCTCCAGAAGCGTTACCATCATTACCACTGTTAGTAGTTCCAGCAAATCCTTTAGTGCCAATTTGCACTACTAATGTTTTGCCAGAACAAGCAACAGCATCTAATTCGCCAGTAATTTTTTCTCCTGGTCCTCCATTAATTAGAGCACCAGCAGTAAAACCTGGATTAGTGTTACCACCAGGACCAGTTTTTCCTCCAGAAGCGCCCCGCATCTCATATGTAAGAGATTTCACATTAGTTGGCAGAACAATATTATATGTTCCTGCTGTATCATAGGTGACTGTTGTAAATGCCATTTAACTAATAGTTACGCTTAAATTACTAGATGTTGCTAAACCACCAGTTAAAACTCTAACTTTAAACTGGTCACCATTATTTACCTGACCTGTTGCTGCAAATCCACTCCATCCACTGCCATTATTTTTAGAAAACTGTCCACCAGTAACAACTACATTAGATGGTGATGTGATACCTTGCAATACAATTACATTACTCTCAATGTATGTATTAGGTGCCTGATTATCTCTGTTAGCAAAGTAAAATGGATCTGGTGTAGTATCATTTGCAGTAGTTGTTGTCACTGTAAATGTATCTGATAGAGCACCAACAGTAACATCAGTTTCTACAACACCACCAGGATCTGCACTAGATGTAATTCTAACTCTCAGATTCTGTCCATTAGTAATTGTAGTTCCTGTATTTCCATTAGTCCAACTCCCAGTACCAACTCTAATCTGAGCACCATTAGATGCAGTAACATTTGTTGGTATATTGATACCAGTAATAACAACTGGTTGACTTGTGGTCAATGTATTAGCGCCCACATTGTCTTCATCTTCAAAGAAGAAATAATCAGGATCAGTATCTGCAGTTCCTTGGTTAGTAATATTCCAATCAACGGAAGCACCACCACCGACAACAATTGAACTACTTGCAAGTTCTCCAGTATTACCAGTGGTAGTATATCTTAATCGTATTGTTTGTCCATTAGAAATAGTTTTTGCATTAGCATTAAAGTTACCGCCGTTAACAGAACTCAAGAATCCATTTGTAGGAACACTAACAGGAACTGGTTGTGTAATACCAGTGATCGTTACCGAGTTACTAGTAATAGTAGTATTTAAATTAGCATTCGATACATCATTAAAATCAAAACCATTTGGAATCTGTGCTGGTTCAGACTTAGTAGTAATTTTAAATGTTGCAGATGCACTGCCAATTTGAACAGTTGATGTCTTTAATGTATTAAAGGTTCCAGATGAGGTCATTCTAACCCTCACCGTGTCATTATTATTAACAGTTTTATTACTAGTATTAAAGGTTCCACCATTTTTAGAAGTCGATGCACCATTTGATGCCTGGAGTGTTACACCAGTCTCCAATCCAGTAACTGTTATCGAGTTACTAGTATATACTGTACTAGTTTCTGCATCTATTATAGAATCAAATGTAAATAAATCTGGATCACTGTCAGGAACATCCATCTCAACAGTTACCTGCTTCGTTAAAGATCCTGTTGGACCTTGTACAGTTAAAGTATAAGTAGTCTCTGTTGTGGGACCAGGATTAATTGTAGTAGATCCACTACCAATAGGTGAAACAGCACCAACACCTTGATTAATCGATCCACTAGTAGCACCAGAAAATGATCCCAAATTAGTGTTCCAAGATAAAGTAACTGGAGCACCAGGATCAATCATTGTGTCAGGTGAATCATCATTCGCTCTGAAGTATGTGATAGTTGTAGGAACAGTGCCATAAATTCTAATTCTAGAAACAGCATATCTATCACCAGCATTCTGGTTATTTGCAAAAACACCACCAGCACCTTGGAATTCAGGTGAGTTTGCTGTACAGAACAGTTGCCAGAGAAAATTTCCTCTATTAGAAGCAGGAATATTATATTGTCGTGTAATCCATCCAGCACCACCTTCCACACCTGGATATGGACCGTATCCACTTCCACCAGCAACTAATTGTGTTGTACTATTGTCGCCACCAGTGGTACATTTAAACTTAAGACCTTCATTGGAATTGTTTGGTCTTTCTCCACCATTAAAATCATCACCTGTAATCAGATCGATGATCAAATAATCCATGTTGGTGGTATTCAATGCAAACTGCGCTATCCTATTTTGCACAAACAAAGTAGAATTGAAAGTACCAAAACTTATATGTTTTGTACCAATATTATTTTGGAATCCACCAAGTTCACCAGTTCCGCAAGAACCAGAGACACCAAAACAACTATTATAAATGGCACAACCATTTAGATAATCATTAACTCCAGTAAAGTCAAGTCCTGCACTTCCTGGTCTTAAGTCGTAAATTAAATCTGCCATGGTTAAAATTTAATAATATACTCTACTAAAATGAAAGGTTGAATTGATTCTGGCAGTTCATCAATTGTTTTTGTTTGTACAGTTAAAGTTGTTTGCAAATTATCTGCTGCGACATTAAATGTAGGGAATTGAAACACGTAATTTTGATCATAATCAGTTGTTGATGGCCAACTAATACCATGTAAGTGATTTGATGCAGCATCATTAGTAGGATTACCAGATCCTATAATACTATTACCTGCGAAAGGTGTTAAATCAGTTCCACTTTTACCCTCAGCACCAACTTTAAAGTTACCTGTATAGTTCAACACTTTTGCATTAGTGTTATGACCATGTGCCTGAAAAGAAGATGAATCTAAAAATGCTGCTCCAGTTTCTCTATCTTCATTTGGTGGTTTAAATTTTGCATTTCCCTGTAATTCAACATCAGATTGACCAACAACAGTGAAGTTTCCACTATATCCAATAGTAAAAGTATTTGATTGTGCAGATACTAGAACTTCAGCACCAACTCTAATATCACCACTATTATTTTCTGTGACAGTTTGAGCAAGAACCGTGCTCTGATAAGTACCAGATGCTAAACCAGGAGAAAGAAACTTAGCACCAACATCAGGTACTTGAAATTGCGTTGCACTTAATTCAATTTCTGGTTTTTTAAACTTACAAGCACTACCAACACCCAAAACTGCTGCCAATTCTGGGTAGTCACCAGCATCATATATTTTACCATCGCAGCGTAAAAATCCACCAGGAATTTTTTTCCTCCAAACTGGATCCAACGGGTCGCCTTGGAGAGGCAAATCACTAGTAAAAATTTGGATTGCTCCCACAACCCCACCATATTTTCCTCGTTCTCTTGCGTAATTTGCCATTAGTATGCTCTAATTAAATATAAACAGATTAGATTAGGTGTTGGAACAGATACATCTAGACGGAATGCCTTATCGATATTCTGTGGTGTAACATTTGAAATAGCAGTTACATTGACAGTGCTAGGAATTCTTAAATTTGATTTATCAAAAGTAGTCTCAAATGGTTCATGATTATGTGGTTGAATAACTGCTTGCTGACCAGCAATTGTCGCATTTTGGTTGAAACTAATAGCATTGCTATCAAACATTGCTTTAGTATAAGTCTGTGTGTCACCACTATTGGCACCACCATTGTCAAAGTTTCTGTTGGCAACAGTTGTTGTACCACCACCAGGAGTATATGCTAATGTATCTCCTGCTTGAAACTCCTCATCCATTGTATTACTACTAGTGGTGTTTGGAACTTGATATGGACCGAACCAGTTAGAAATTGGAGATCCAACAACATTCACTGGTTTTAGGTTAAATGTTGGTCCTTCACCCTGAACATTAGCAACCACGACACCTGGAGCACCACCACCAAATCCTTGGTCATTTGTATACTGAATAGTCAACTGTGCCTGAACCTGACCATAATCTAATTGGTCAAAGTTTGCACGAGAAATACGATAGTTAATCTCACCCCATGCAGCAACACCTTTTCCTGGTCTCGTTCCCGAAGAGGGAAGATACATGGTGTCAAATGTAGTTGGGTGACTATGAATCAAAATATGTCTCCTACCCAACTTTCGATGAGACATGTATACTGTCTTTGATCCAAAAGTTTCATTCAAATTAGCGCCAGTTAGTTTTCCATTGAAGTCACTCTCTGGTGTATATGCAAAATTAACATCAGTATATGCATCATAATCATCACCAACACCATTATCGATGTCAGTTCCAAGAAAGTTTGCTCCATTTACTGGATCAACTAAGGCAGCGAGTGCTTCAGTTGTATCAATACTATTACTATTATCAAAATATGAAGAGTCAAGATCGACCAGTGCTCTTTGATTAATATTAGGAAGAGCAATTGATCCACTATAATTTGGAAATACTCCTCCTAAAGTTGTACCGCCATAGTTATCTCCAATTACCTGTGTAAGTAATGGGAAATCGTCTGCTTCTAGTGTCTGACCATTGCAAATTAACCATCCAGCGGGGATGCCTGTCAAGTCGCCGCCCCATGGCATGATGGTGCCAATGGCGGCGGCTTTCATTGTCTTAAGTGTTCCGTAAGTTGCCATCTGTTTAAATTAAATTTCCATTAACCACCAACCGCGTAGGTTGCTTGGAACGCCTGTGGCGCTTCCGTCTGCATTTGTTGCTCCAGAATATACCAGACCGAACGATGCATTAGGTGTCGTAACAATTAGTTCACCACCACCAAAGTTATTGAAGTCAACGCTACCAATACTTAGGTTAGTATTAGTTGAGTCTCCTGCGACAGGAATACCGTCAGGTGCTCTAATAATCATTCTGACATTATAGGTCAAAGCGCCACCAATATCAACAAATCGGATCATGTCTCCAGTTTTTGCGCTCGGGGGCAATTTAAGAACAAGGTCAGAAGATGCTTTAGTAAAGTAGTTAACATTAGCAGTCAATACTCCACCATCACCAGATACTGTAGACTGATAAACCCACTTTCTACCACCAGTCTGACTGATGTAGTCTGTGATTCCACCAAGGTCAATTCCACCATCATTATTTACCTTGAATCTTGTGGTGGATCCATCGTTAACAGTGAGGTCGCCACCGTTAAGTTGAATATCACCAGCGAACAGATTAGTTCCTGTTCCCTCAGTTTCAATAACACCTGCAATAGTTAAGTTACCATTACCATTAATGAATTCAAGTTGCTTGGTAGTGCCAGCATTATTAAAGATGTCAAGGTTGCCACCTTTCATGGTAACATTACCTAAGTCACCATCAACTGTAAACTCTTGGAAGTTAGCACCGACACTTAGATCACCAAGGATTCTAGTGTCGCCATCAGAACTGTCAACATCAAATACAGTAATAGGAGAAGAAGCACCATTTGTAATGGTGAACATCTTATCATTGTTTGATGTACTACCAGTTAAGGTAATATCATTTCTAACTTCAGTTGGACCTTCAATTGTCGTTTGACCTGTAGTAGAGAGAACCTCGAATACAGTAAAGGCAGTTGGTTCAGCACCATCATTAATTCTTAAACCTTGAATATTCGATGCATCGGTACTAATACCACTTACATTGAATAGTTCCCCATCATTTAGTCTAATAATATCATTGATCTTGATACTACCACCAAACTCAGCAGTTGTAATCGATACCGAATCTCCTTGACTACCAGCAGTAGCAATTGCTTGAGTTAGATAACTTACATTGTTCTGCTTAAGAAGTTTGACAACCTTACAGTTGTCAGGATGATCGGTACGGAGTGTAGTTCCTTCCTGTGCTCTTTCAACCTCAACTCTATAACCCTCAGAATCATTAGCATTGCTAGCATTAATAAGAGTTACAACTTTAACGATTTCAGAGTTTGCTTGGTTACTACCACCAGTAGTATCTCCTCTATCAATTAGAAGGAAATCACCGATAGCAATATCAGTAATACCAATTGCCTCATTAAGAGGTAAGTAGTAAGTGTTAGTTCCTTCTTGGAAGGTTGTGCCACCCCATAGAGCATTACCTTGAGAGTCAATTGTCTTACCAATTTCTGTTCTTCTGTAGATATCAATGTTGAGATCATCAGTTGCACCTACTGCATGAGAAGAAGTAGATGTACTAAAGATACCTCTAGTTGCAGTGATGATGCCAACAGACAGACCACCATTTAGTGTGATGTTTCCATCAACTCGTTCAGATGCTTTGACATAAAGACTGTTATTGATGGTTGTAGTTCCTGCATCAGCACCAATGCTGAGAATAGAACCTGTACGGAAAGCATCAATTTCATTAGAACCACCAGATGCACTAAAGATCTCCAGTTTTGGAGTGAAGGAGTACATCTTGGTAATGCCAGTAGATGGTGTACCAAGTTGAATATCACCATCTATTTTGAGTAGTCTGTTTCTAATATTGAATAGAGATGCACTGTTCTGGAATGCGCCACCCATTGTGATAGATGACTGATAACCCGAATTAGAGTTAGATACAGTACCGATGTCAATAACAGAAGACTCAGAAGAACTATGAATATAGAGAGCAGATGTGTCTGCTCCACCACCAATAGTAAGCGTCTGGTTAGCAGTTGCATTGCCAATGTTGATGGTTTGCGTTGCTGTTGCATCATTTGCAACATTCAGCGTGGTTGCTAATGGGAACAGGTTGATACTTGTACTTGTAGGACCTAAATTAAAGGTTCCAGAAGGACTTTCAATTGTTCCGTTAGTTAGAGTTAATGTCTGAGCAATTCTCACTTCACCATTAACAACAAATGTCTTATCGAGAAGAGTATTGTTGTTGGCGATGTTAATACCAACTCTATTTGTTAGAGTATTCGCTCTAATTAATGCAGTAGAATCAGGATTGTCTCTGAATCCACCAACCATGAATGCATTTGCCTGACCAGTTTCAGTCTTATTGGTTAGGGTTGCAGAAGATTCGTCTAACCAAGTTAGAACTTTCTTACCGCTAATCCATGTAGTACCAATGACCTCTAGGTTTGCCTTTGGATCAGTATTAGCATCAACAAACGCAGTTTCGTATGCACTATGTGCTGCAGCTGCTATTGTGTTAATACCAAGTTTGTAATCACCAATACTAGCTGTATCAGTTCTTAGAACGTCAGCACCAATAACACCTGTTTCCTTCCAGTTAGCAGAAGAGAACTCCATAGTAGGAGCAGGAGTACCACCGTTAATAGGTGTTCCTGCTCGTAAAATTAAGTTATCCCATGTTGGATTAGAGACAGGATTATCAATTGCACCATCACCATCATTATCGTAAGATACTGCAGCGATAGATTCACCAATCTCAATATAACAGAAGGTGTTGCTTGCATTGAATGGATATGTAGTTCCCTGAATAGTTGGAGAAACAATTGGGAATCCACCGTCACTTTCTAGGGCAGCATTAGGATAGAAGTTCTTGATTCTAATTCTAGATGTCTCTACAATACCAAGACTGTTATTAGTTTGCTGAACAGAGGAAACAAGGTCCCAGTTCAGTTTAACATACTTCGTTCCATTAAATTGAACAGAAGCAATCGCAGCATTTTGTATTGAAGTATAGAAGTTTGAATATACCCAACCAAGAGATCCAGATCTTTCAACAGAACCGCCCTTGAATAAGATATCTCCATCTGTGGGTAAGATAAATGCTCCTGATGTACCATACTTAACATATTGTTTAGCATTTAGAGAAGTACCACCAGTGCTTAGAGAATATAAAGCGGATTGGTTTGGAGATACATTTGATGGGAATACGATACCACCGTCGATTATCGTATGTGTTTGAATCTTATAACCTTGACCATTTCTGATCGGGTTAATTACAAACTGTGCTGCTTTAACTTGGTTCTTACCGATGAAGATATCACCACTCTGACGAGGAGTGAATGATGTACGATCCAAGAGTGGGTTGTTGGCAGGACCATTTGGTTGTCCTTGCAAATCTGGATCGTTAACATTTACATTAGAGTAAACTTGTAATGCATTTGGTTGGAATATTAAATCATCATTGTTGACATTTATTGCAACAGGAGAATTAAAGTTACTAACCAGTTCTCCATCTCCACCATTAATAGTAATGTTCTTATTGAATGTAACAGGAACATCAAAGGTGGTGACAAGTGAACTGATATCGTCATCATCATCGTCAGAGTCAAGTAATGCTGCTCTTTCTAAGAATTCTTCTTCGCCAGTAATAGCATTAATCTTACGATTACCAATATAAAGTTCACCGTTAGAGTTAATACCTGTGTAGAAGACGATACCAGCGTCTTGACGCTTCGCTTGGGCGTAGTAGTCCTGAGTTGCTGTTAAGACGATCTCCTGACGCGCTGGGAGACCTGTGGAGTAGTTTCCTGGACCGAATCCAAGATACTCAAATGTATGGTTACCAGCACGAGCAATAGAAGGTCTTCTAAGTTCAACATACCATTTCTGATCCGTGAATACTCTATTGTCACCAGAGATAGGAATTTTTCTATCTTCAGCGCCAGAAGATGCATTACCTTCTTGTGCTTGGATTCTAGAATCAATGTCACCAACTTTAGTAGTGTAAGTGTTATTTTCAAATGCAGGAGTTGCAATCAAGTCAATGATTGTTTCCTTAGTCATCGAAGACTTAGAATCATTAGTTCTAACTAAACCATGAATATAGTTGTCAGCAGCAGAATATGTTGCGGGAGGATCAATTAATGCAGCAGCTGCAGACTTCTCGTTCGCTGTTGTACCAGCATACTGGAACCAGAATGGATCATTCTTATAGTTCTGTGGATACAGGTAAGAAATTGGTTGAGAGAACTTAAAGTTACGGAAGTTGCGTTGATTACCTGCACCTAATGGCAGAGGAGAAATATTACCACGAATTGCAGTTAGGTAGTAGATACCATCTTGCTGCTTAGCAATACGACGCTGTAGTGTCTCAATCTCAAAGATATAGAATGTATCATCGATATCACCCTGATCTTCGACAGAAGCAACAACATATCTGTTCTCAGTTCCATCTTCCTTAATAGTATCACCAGGAGTGATGGTGTATACAGGTGCTCCATTTTGCTTATAGAAAAGATCGCTCTCTTCTTTGGCAATAAGTCTCTTAAGTGGTAAAGACTTACCCATATCAGGGTCATCTAGCATATCTGCATAGATGCTACCCTGCTGGAATCGTGTATTGTAGAATGGAGAATACTCTAGATCACCATCACTAAATCCTTTCAGGATTAGATAATGGTCATTACCAACATTAGTATATGCATGAATATATGCACTACCTGAAGTGTTACCAGTCCATGTGACACGGTTTGGAGAGTTGATATTACCACCATCTAGTGTCTTCTCAACTTCAAACGAACCACCCTGAGGAGCAGTAATCTTAACAGTTCTAAATCTTGCTTTGTTTAGACTTAGAATGTTTTGATTTGGTTCGTAATCATATACACTCAACTCAAGAAGTTGCTCACCATTAACAGTCTTAAATCTACCAGACTGAATTGTCATGCTGATATTATTATCAGTGACAATAGTCCTCTTTCCTTGCTCTAAATTATAAGGATCATATGTGTCCTGTAGAGAACCTTTGGCAGCGATAATTTGATCACTCGTCCAACCGATTCTTTCACCTGGATTCGCATCATTTTGGAAGAATGCATCAGACTTAAAGTTTCCAGGTGCTGGTTTAAGTAGAATGTTTTGTGGTCTTAGTCTACGGTTAGTATCAGTTCTTGTCTTGATAACAAATCCATTAATAGGATCTCTAACACCCTCAAGATAACTAGGAATGACATAACGCAGTTTATATGTTCTATCATCCGCTCCACGAGAATCTTCCTGTCTGAAGTACCAAGAATCAGCAGTCTTAGGATCAGGAGATTGAGTATAGTCAGACTGTTGTGTTCTCCAAAGAATGCTTTCTTGTTGAATTGCAATTGCATTTGCACTACTGGAGGTGTCCTTAACTTTAATATACCATCTACCTGTAGTGGAATTAGAGTAAGAAGTTGATCTTGGGTCAAAACCATATGGAGACTTAGACTTGTTAGCAAATACAGTAAACTTAAGACTAGGATCTAAAGTTTGGAATGTAATCCTATTCTGATCATTAATTGCATCAGCAAATGTCTTATAGATCGTGAATACTTTATTTGGTTTCGTTAGGGATGTTTGATAACGAACAAAGAATTCAAATTCTGGATTAAGTCTACCTTGAGAGTCAGCAACACCAGCAGTAGAGTCATTGAAATTCGCTGCTGCATTATCACTCTGTAGTGCTGCAGCAAGAAGTGGTAAGTTGCTGTTACCAATAGGTCTAAAGAAGACTCTTTGTGGAACATTCTGAGGTGCATCAAAAATATGTGCAACATTTGCTACAATACCACCAGTAACAGCACTACCACCAGCGACAGCAACATCTAGATTACACTTGTAAGTAGTGAGATCATACTTCTCATCAAGAGTGAATTGATAAAGATCAATTTCAACATCCTTATCGATTGTATCAGACTCAGAAGAGTAGATGTAGATACCTGCTGCAGCATTTGCCTTTGTTTCAGCAAGTAATAATTTGGTAGATTCAGTTTTAGCAAAACCTGTAGGTGAGTAATCGTATGGAGAAGTTATTCTACCAGGAGCGATTACAAAGTAAGTTCTATTAGTTTCAAATCCATTGGGCAATCTAACAAGACGCTTATCAACATCAACATACTTAGATGCTTCATCATCCCATCTTGGTCTTGGAATAAGTCTAATTGCAGTTCCAGTCTCAAGTAGATGTGGATTAGGTGAACTTGTGCCTGTTGTATCAATAGTCCAGATAGTTGCTCTCTTAGCAAAATCAGAAGAAGTTGCAATTTGTTCTACAAGGTCAACAGCACCGATGCCATTATTAATGATAGAGATAATATTATCTACTAAAGTCGCGACTGCAGATGCAGTATTAGCACACTCTGGATATCCAGCATTGGATGTTGATATAGTAGGATCAGTTACAGGTAATGTATCTGCCCAATAACCTTGTGTCATTTCAAAGTATAGGGTCAAGTTGCTACCACCAGGACCAGTTACAACCTTAGTAGCACCAGTCGTTAGTCTTGCATTCTTAACACCAAGTTCAACTCTATCACCACCAACTAATCTCTTGACATATGTTTCGCCATCAATATTAGCAGTGATAGGTGTAGCACCAGAATTTAATTGAGCATCAGAAGAGAAGTCAGTAGACAGATACTCAGTAACCTTCATACCAATTGCTAGACCAGTATTAGATCCAACATTAACAATTGCACTGCCATTAGTCAGTAGACAGCTATTAATTTGTGTGGTGTGATTACGAAGAGAAGAGATCGCAAGGTTCTTAATAGCACCCCATGCATCGAGAGTTTCAGTTTTCTCCTTATCAATGTATGCTAGATTGTTACCAATAAAGTATGCCTCACCTGCTTGAATGCTGTTAAGGTTGCCACCAAATCTGAGGTCATTGATAACAGCATCAGTGATAATACCGATGTCTCTATAGCACTTAGAACCTAGTCTGTCTAATGCAAATCCACCAGTAACAACATCAGGTAAACTGTCAAGGTTTGTTGCTTCCAGAGCATCAATTAGAATAGATGTAAGAGTATCAATTGTACTTCTTACATTAGCACAATCCCAAAGACCATTATCAATATCAGGAAGAGAATTAAGATTACCAGCAAATAGATTATCAGTGAAGATACTAATAAGATTATCAACATTACCTAGAACATCAGAACAGTTATGTGCCGCATATGATGTTGGTTGTGTTGGTACTGTTCTTGTAGCAGTAAGTGTACCAACGCCAGCATCATTCCCAATAGCTTGTGTAATGACACCAAACAAAGTACTTAGAGAAGACGCTACACCCTGACATGTTGGGTTGGTAACATCTGGAATAATTGTACCATCAGTAATCTGTAATGTGTCACCAGCAGGAGTCCAATTAGTTGGAGTAACTGCAATATTACGCATTACATCAGTGGAAACTGATAATGCTTCAGCAAAGACTCTCTCTGCCTCATCTCTTTCAGAATTAAGGAATGTTTGCTGTGTAGTTCCATAAACAACTGCATCATTAAAAGCACCAACGAAAGTATGTGCCGTTGTATTGCTAGAGACACCAACATTAATAGTGATAGTATCGTCAGTTGTATTATCAATTTGTTCCCACTCTAGATAGTTTCCATCACCAACACGAGGATAACTATGCTCTGTTAGGTTGCTGTCTTGAGCACATGTAAATGTCAGACTTTCTCTTTCTAGTTTGACATATTGTCCTTGCAACATCCCATGATCAGGAATAGTTAGAACAACAACACCAGTAGAAGGATTGTATTGAGCACCAGTAGGAGTGAAGGTTTGTGGATTCTTACCTTCATAGATGCCAGTAGTGTAAATCTTAGCAGCATCAAATGTCTTATGGTTTCCTCCAAACTTCAGGTTATAGAGGATTTCATCCATTACATTGTTAACATCATCTAAGCAATCTTGCTCAGTATTACCTGTAGATGGAGTATATGAAGGATAAGCAGAAAGCATACGCTGATATGCTTCCTTAGCAATGAACTTCTTATTCTTTCTGATTAGTTTCTCAGCATCGCAATGAGAGTCATCAACAATTGTAGGATCACCACAACCATCTAAAGTAATTGTAGTATCAGTACTTGCTAGTTGATTATTAACAGCAAGGTTAATTTGATCATGAATTTTTTCAATGGCGATGAGTGTTTCATTAAGTTCACCAGCAACACCATTGCTTAGTAGAGAGTTACCATCGAAATATTCAATAACATTACCGATAGAATATTCATTACCACCGAACCAAAGGTCTTGTGCAATACCATCGAGAATAATTCCTAAGTCACGCTTACACTTAACATCACTACCACCTGGGAATACAAATGTTGGGTTGAAAGCATTAATTGCGGCAATTGCAGCATCAATAATATCATTTTTATTAGCAAGGATTAGGTTTCTAGCATCCTTATTTCTAGATGCAGTAGAAAGAATGTTAGTTCTAGCGTATACAGTAACAGCATCAGAAGTTGCTCTTACAAATGTATGTGCAGACTGAGGTAGATGCTTAACAGCGTTAGCAGTTGCACCAGTAAATGTGTGAGCACTTTGTGGTTGATGAATAACAGCGTTCGTTGTTGCACTTACAAAAGAAACCGTAGTGCCAATGTTACCAATATCAACGGTTAGAGTTCCTGTCTGACGATCAATACCATTAGTAGTTGCACTAACGAATGTATGAGCACCAGTATAAGAAGAAGATCCTACATTGATATCAAATGTGTTAGTAGTTACATTACTGACTGCCAACCATCTACCACTTGGATAATCGTATCCAGCACGAGGATATGCCTTCTGTACCGTGTTATTATCTAGAGCACATGTAAAGGTTAAAGAACTATCTGCAACCTTAATATAGTCGCCATTAGTGAATCCATGAGTTGGAATAGTTAGTGTTACAACACCAGATGCTGCATCATATACAGCGTTAGTTGCCGTGTGCTGACTAGCACCAACACTAGTGATAGAAAGAGAATCTCCTTGGATTGCTGGGTCTGCAGATGCGTTAGGGAATGTGCGTGGTGTTCCATCAATATTTAAAGTGATAGAATCGTCAGCAAGAACAACGCCACGACCAACACCTAAACCATGCTGCCCAACAGTAAGAGTCAACTCAGTTCCACTGTAAGTTGAATTTGTTGGAGTAAATGCTACATTAGGACCAGATACACCAGCGTTAATAGTAATGCTAGTCGCAGTTTCTGCTGTGATAGGCATAGACCTACCAGCAAATGGGTCAATACCAGGGCGAGGATAAGTCTTAGTAGACTGGTTTCCATCCATCGCACAAGTGAAACTCAATGAGTTGTCATCAATAACAACACCTTCACCAACCGATAAAGTATGAGTGCCAATTTCTAGTACAAGATCACCAGTTGCAGGATTATATGTTGCTCCAGATGGAGTGAACTCTACATTAGGACCAGATGCACCTACATTAACACGAATAGTGTCGTCAGTTATTGCATCAATAGGAATAGTCTTGTTATACGCAAATTGTCCTATTTGTGGAAGAGAATGTTCGGTCTTATTGCCGTCCATCGCACAAGTGAAAGTAAATCCACTTGGGTTTAGTTCTAGACAATCACCAACATTAAATCCATGATCAGCAAGGGTGAATACAAAATTACCATTAGAAGGATCGTATGTTGCTCCTGTTGGTTGGAAGTCCTTAGCAACAGTATTAGCAGGGTCAATACTAACTGTAGTATCAGTTACTGTCAATAAGTTTGCAATTGCTTGCTTACAAAGATCACGCGCTCTGCGGAATGCAAAAATAGCAAATTCTTCTTCTCCAAGCAGACCGTTAACTAACGGTGTACCATCAGCATTAAAATATTTCTTAGTAGCATCGATAATATTACCGTTACCACCATCTCTGAGGTCTTCTGCAATAGCATCAACAATTAATCCAATGTCACGCTTACACTTAGTCTCGTCATTTCCAGAGTTAAATGCAGCGTTATTCTCACCTGCTGGACCAAAAGCAGCAAACATCGAATCGTATGCTTCATCTACAATCTCATCTCTGTTAGCAATGATGAGATTACGAGAATCTTGATAACGATTAGATTGTGGATCTAGACCAGGATTAACATAAGAAATTTGTTGAAGATCAGGATACTTTTCTAAAACATATCCAAAGACTTCTTCTTGGAAGAATGTTCTGTTTGCCTCAATAAGGTTGGCAGCATCCAAAGAAAGATTATCAATTACTCCGCCAGTAGAAGGGGAGATAATATCAGGTTTGGCGATATACTTAACAAAACCAGTTGGATTTAGTTCTGCACTATATTCCTGGTCGTCAGTAGCATATCCTTTCTCAAGTTTTACATAAATTTTATCGTTCTGTCTTGCACCAAGTCTATAACCCTCAATGGATACAGCAGGACGCTTATCAGGATTAATTGCATCTTCATCAGACTCAAGATACAATCTGGTATTGTTATATACAACGACACCCTGATTTTTAGTTTGAATACCTTCTACACCATTGATGGTTGCAGGTAAGTTAAATGGATAGTAGTTAATCCTCTTTTCAGTAGGTTCAATAACTTTAGGAGGAATAATAGCATCAATATATCCACCCTTATCACTATTGAATGCAAATCCTTTATGACCGATTGCATGTAGTGAGGTATTACCGAAGTTAGAGTTCGAGTTGGTGATCGACATGTCACCACCACTTTCCATCAGGAAGTGATCAGCGAAACCAACAGCGAAGATAGAAACGTTCTGGATGAATGCGTCTTCTGATGCACGAACATGGAAGTTTCTCCATTCGTCTTTCCAGAAAGAATCTCCCTTAGTATGATAAGGAATACTATCAAATGCATCTTTCAGTGATGCTTGATTGAAAGTGTTAGTAAACTCATCATAACGAATGAATGCTCTATCATCTTTCTGAAGGCTAACTCCAGTATATTGAGCTATGACCATGGACTTAAATCCAGTAGCCTTCAGACCGTTTGCCCAGATACCACAGATGCCCCATGTAGAGCGAATTGATACGTTAAAGACATAAGGAGATGCAGACTCAACAGAATCAACTTCTGCAAGAGTTAATGCACCAGTTCCTAAAGCAGGAATTGAGGAGATATTAAGAACATCACCAGGAGCAATACTACTTGCACCAGAGTTAGAACCAGGACCAATTGTAGTTACAACTTCGCCTTCGACAAAGTAAGTAAACTTCCTTCCATCGTTTGCATCAATAGAAGAGATTACAAAAGTTCCTTCTAGTTTGTCATCGACATCAGTGTTGAGTATAGCAACAGACTGACCAGCAAAATAACCATGCTCGATCTTAGTTGTTACAGTGACTCTTACATTAGATCCAGGAATTGCAGGATCAGATGTAGCATCATCAAACTGTAGACTCTCAATTGCTCTAGAGTCAGACAGTGGACCAACAATTCTGTTTTCTTGAACTCTTACATCAAATTCTCGTTTTCCACTAGGATTTTCTATATTGATTCCTGGTGTGAAATCCTCAAATGCCTTTGCAATCTTTCTGTAGAGTAGACTTAACTCTTCTTTGTCTGCATATTCAAATACAGTTAATTTGTGGTGAGAATAATTAGGTGCAGTTTTCTTTGTAAAGTCATCCTTAGAATAATAAACCTCACCACTAGGTATAGCAGCAGAAGAATTGTAGAGAGGAGATAGTGAAGTTGTTTCACCATCTTTGATAGTAAACTGCCAGAAGTAACAACCACCAGTTACATTGAAAATTGCCGAACGATTTTCTCTAGAGTCAGCAGGGTCAGGAACATATAAAGGCTTGACCATCGTTCTACGAAGATCATAACCAACAAGAGAAGTACCACGAGGGATAATACATCCACCCTCAGTGTTATTAAACTTGTAGAAAATATTATCTGGATTTGACAAATCTAGAATGCTGTTATCAGTCCATTCACTTGTCGTCGTATTGTAACCAAATACATCAATATTACTAGTGTCGGAAAGACCAGGACGGTTATCAATGAAGTGTTCACCAGGCATAAGCATGATGGTGAACTGGTCGAAGCGATCATTGTCTACACCAGGCAGAAATGAGTATCTTGCAACCTCAAGGAAAGCACGCTGAATGCTCTTGAATGGTCTTACAGGAGAGTTTCCCCTGTTATTCAATTCGTCTGACGCATTAAAATCGTCTGGCGAAACATAAAGATATTTACCTGTTTTACTGGTAATCAGGTTGTCCAGTCTTGTTAGTGGCATAGTATTAATACTGACCGAATTCGTCTACGATTCTCTTCGATTTATTTATACAGGAGGTTTGTACCTATCTCGCAAAATAACGATTTTGAGTATCTCACAAAAACATAAGTAGATATACTTAAATTGTTCCTTCCAGGTTACAGTTCCACGAATTTTACTTAAAAGCAGGTCCATTCATCCAAGCAACTAACGATATTCTTTTTCCACTTGTCACTGGTTTTACTCTATGTGGTAACCAACCAGGAAAGACAACACAACTTCCTTTATTTGGTTTCATAGAGTTATTCCATTCACCTAGAGAAAATTCTAATTCTCCACCTTCATATTCATTTGGATCACTTAATAATAAAGAACATGATAATTTTCTTTCGATTAAAACACCGTCAGATCTTCTGGGAGCAGTAACTGATGTACCATTGTCAGTATGCCAACTATAAAAATCGTTTCGGTCTCCAGAGTAAATTGCTGCTTGAATTGGTTGATCAAAATATTTTAAATCGTAATTAAAATATTCATTATTAGCAGAAAACATCATGTTACTAATAATTCCACCAATCCACTCATCCCAATTAATCCAAATATTTTTGGATGACCGAGTGTTTAGAGATACACTATCCGAACCATCGATTTTAGAATCATTCATATCATTCGATTTACTATCGATGTATTCAATAATAGATTCAATTAAACCATCAGGCAAATTTGTTGGCGTTGTGTAAATTGTTTTATCTGTAAATGCAATACTATTCATAACTCCCCTTCCTGGGATCGAACCAGGGACAAATTGATTAACAGTCAACCGCTCTACCGCTGAGCTAAAGAGGATTGAGAGCCTCTGACAAGATTTGAACTTGCGACCTGAGCTTTACAAAAGCCCTGCTCTACCACTGAGCTACGGAGGCATTTTGGCGAATTTAAGGTGACCCCAATTAGAACCCCACACCTTTTGGTTGGTTTCTACATCAAGACCCTTATCGACAACATGATATTGATCGCTGGTAAGCAAGATATCATTCTGAAGATATGTTTTTTTACCTTGCCATTCGACAAAACATTCACATGTAGTAGTACCACCCTTGAAAGTAGTGCTATCTACCTGTTCAAACATAATATCACAACCATCGCGATAAGTCAAGTCTTCATCAGTAATTTGATCGAGATTGTTTGCACCAATATATTTTGTTGCGTCTTTTAACTCAAAATTTCGTAGGAAAAATTTTTCGTCTTTTTCTGTAACCTCAAGTACAAATTGCCTGTATGGACGACCTTTCATATAATTATAAGATTGCTCACCATAAAATCGGTTCTCTCCAATTTTTTTATGAGTAATGATAATATGAGCATAACGAGTAGGATGACCTTGTGCTTGTCTCTTGTTAGAAAAGGTTCCTTCCAGATATTCAAGAAATGTGTTCATCAGGTAAAACTTCAGGATTAACGATATCTAGATCAAACAATACGGGGTGGCATTCTTCAGCAATTAAGTAATCAGAATACTTGAAGATGTCCTCCATAGTATACTCTTCATTGAGTGCTGCTTCTGCCAGTATCCACTTATCGTTCTTCTGTTCATCTTCGAGAACATCAAAAGCAAATGGCATACTTTCAACATAATACATCAAAACAGGTACACTGTCTACAAATACATGCTTGCGTGAGATTGTATACCTAAACTGTGCCATAATGTTGTGATTTCCTGTTAATGATATATTTAACAGAATGCGAGTAGGGAGACTTGAACTCCCACGAGATTACTCTCAACAGATTTTAAGTCTGGTGCGTCTACCGATTCCGCCATACTCGCGAATGCTTCCTGTGAGGATCGAACTCACCTTAGGCAAATTATGAGTTTGCTGCATTCACCAGATTGCTAAGGAAGCACTCCGCATATTATAACACGGATTAGGCAGGACGGGTAGGGGGTGCAGTCAATTTAGTAAATGACTGTCGCTTAATAAATTCCTTGAGTTCAGGTGTTTCTTCCCACTCCCAAGTTTCTTCATGTCCATGTCTGTCGATCTTCTTAACTGTCTTTTTCATTGGAAAACTCCTCTAATTTATCCATAATACCATCAAATGATCCGATACTGTCAATCTCTGAGATAAGATTGGCAATCTGTTTACATACAATCGGTCGTTCTTGTCTAGCAGCATATGATAATGCGTTGCGAAGACTGCCTGTAGCCTCTGAAAGACTCTCCTCTACTTGTTTACCTAAAGCCATAACCTCTCTAAACTTGGGACATAGTTATTATACTGGGTTTCTTGGGTGCTGTCAAGCCTCTGCTAACATTCCCATATTACTCATGTAGTATAGTGTTTCTTTCATGCTACCAATATGCTGATAACCAATTGATACCTGAGGATACGATGCATTCTCACCAAATTCATCTTCAAATGCTCTCTGAGTAAAATGTTGTCCTAAACTATATTCTAAAAATTCACCACCAAGTGATTTAAGTAAGGATGTCATCCTTTCACACTCTTGACTTCCGTTGCTATAAATGGTTGCTGTTTTCATTTTTTAGTGCGGTTGTATTCGATTACAATTTTTTCGTGAGTTGTTGTTTTATCAGTACAGATATAGTGCTTCAATTCTCCATCTAATATCTTTACAATATTATCTAGTTGAATTTGAACTACATGTTTTTTAAAACCATCGTCCATCCAACTTTTATTGGATCCTGGTGTGTTAAAATCATCCATAATTGATTACAATTTTGTTTTCATAGTATTCGACTGTAGCATTTAATAAACCACCTGCTCTTGCAATAAGATCCATGGCAGCAATCTTATCTGCTTCAGGACCTGCCTCAGGTTGTTCTCTATGCTTCTTCCACATCTCAGCAACCATATCATGTCCATGTCTTACTGGTTGGTGTGTAACAGGAGTATTTTGCCACTTATCAATTGCTTCCTGAGTAGGAATACTAATGGTAAATGCAAGTCCCTCTTCTCGAAACTCATCTTCCATCTGTTGATAAGTTTCAGGTGTGATTTTTATACCCATTGTGGTTTACGGTGTGGTAGGCGGAGGTAGTTGTCAGATACCCATGGTTTAGATGCAATATACATCTTATAAGCATCGATAGTAGAAATACTATCGTCCCATTTATACTCCTCTGGCATTGCACGAACAAAAGGAGTGTGGTCACCCCATGCTACATAAGGAATAATTTCATCAGCAGCAATGAGTGTTTTAAAGCAAGTATGGCATTTACCATATCGATTAAAATACTCTTCACATAATGCAATGCCATGAGTAAGCAACCATCTAGCGTTTGACCTAGTTTCGTTTGCCCAGATAGTACAAGGGTGATTACGGAACGCTCCCTTGTCCGTAGCATAGGGTGTGCCGTCTTTCTTAGGCAGTGTGCCATAACCATGCCCCCACTTGTCTGAGGCGACTATAGCGAGCATCTGGCAGGTCTCCAGGGGCATCTTGACGATGTGCTTGTCAGGTAGAACCT